GGGTAAGCCATTTAATTATCTTGGAAGCAATACCCAAGATTTTACTGGTGAAGGTAGTGCAAATAGTCCTTTACTATATAAAGGCAAACCATTTAACGGAACTCGTGGCGGGATTACCTATGTCAATGGTATACCCAAAGGCGTAGATGGGAAAAAAGAAGACAAAAGAGTTACTAACCCAGATGGTAGTATCACAATCTATTATAACGATGGCACTACCTCTACCATCCCTGCAAAAAGCGCAGGCGGTGGTAACAATGAAAAAACTTTAGTAGAAACAAAAACAGACCCTAAGACTGGTGATGTTATTGGTATTTTTTCTGATGGTTCTACTCAAGTTCTTCTTAAAGGTGCTGGACCACAGGCTGATAAAGAATATATAGATGCTTATGCTTTGCTAGAGTCTGTGTTTAGAGATTATGGGCTGGAAGAACTTGTCCCAAATATTAAGCGCTATATGGAACAAGGTATTGGTTCTAAGCAGGCTACGGTAGAACTAAAAGAAACTCAAGCATATAAGACTCGCTTTGCTGGCAATGAAATGCGCAGAGCCGCTGGTAAGAACGTATTAGATGAGGCTACTTATCTTGCTTTAGAAAACTCTTATGATGAGGCGCTACGCTCTTATGGTCTGCAAAACTATTTTGGTATTGACCGCAAGAAGCGTAATGCAAGAATGGCTGAGTTTATAGGTAATGATATTAATTATCCTGAATTCAAAGACCGTATTGACCTAGCAGTAAATAGGGTTAATATGGCAGACCCATTTGTTAAGTCTACACTTGTTAGTTTTTATAAAATTACAGACAATGATTTGGTTAATTACTTTCTTAATCCTAAAGAAGGGCTACCAATTCTTGAAGAAAAAGTTAAGGTTGCCGAAATTGGTGGTGTTGCTGCAGGTTTAGGCTTGCAAGCAGATTTAACTTCAGCATTAGGTTTAACAAAACTTGGTGTTACCAAAGCCCGTGCCCAGGAGGGCTATAAAGCCATTGCTGAGAAACTTCCTAGAGGTAAAGAACTTAGTGAGATTTATAAAGAAGAAGCAATTAATTACGGGCAAGGCATTGCTGAAGAAGCAGAGTTTAGAGGAACTGCTTCTGCTAAACGTGCTGAAGAAAGGCTTCGTGGTCGTGAGATAAGCAGTTTCAGTGGTGGTGCTGGAACAGGCAGAACATCTCTCACCAGAGGCTCAGCAGGTTTAATTTAAGTTTCCTGAACGGACCGACCAGCCCCGTCAGCGTATAAGACTGGTAGCAAGAGCCAGACTACTTTCCCCTGAGTAGCACTGTGGCTTGCGACTAACTACAAATAGAAAGGGTGGTTGCTATGAGCAACAACTACTGGGATGATGAAGACGACGACCTAGATACCGAACAGAATCTAGTTGGCGATGAACTTGTGAAGAAACTTCGCAAGGCAAAGCGAGCAGATGAAAAACGTATTAAGGAACTCACTGAGCAACTTGAAAACTTTAACAAGGAGCGTCGTGAACGTGTTGTCAAAGAAGTCCTAGAAAACAAGGGCATCAATACCAAGGCTGCTCGGATTATCTTGAAAGACCTGGATGAAGTATCAGAGGATTCTTTAAACAACTGGCTCCGTGATAATGGAGACTTGATTGGTTATGAACCACAGGTTGAAAGTAATCAACAGCAACAAAACCTTGCAACATTACGTCAACAAGACATAGTAACGCAGGGCGGTATTATGCCTGATAGAACAGATGAACTATCAATGAAACTGGACAATGCGCAAAGTGCAGATGAGTTGTTAGCGTTTCTCCGTTCTCAGTCCTAATTCCCGTTCATAGTCACTGGAGGTGACGCAAAAATGGCTGACGCATATGTCACCACAGGTTCCGCCTCTCTAGGAGGAACCGCAGGTGCAGCAGGTCTAGTCCAGAAGGCATACGACCGCCTTCTTGAGTTTGCGCTTCGCTCTGAACCACTCGTTCGTTCAGTCGCAGATAAGCGCCCTGCTCGCCAGGCAATCCCAGGTTCAACCGTTGTTCTACAACGTTATGTTGACCTAACAGCAGCAACTACCGCTCTTACGGAAGATGCTGACCCAGATGCAGTAGCAATGTCTACTCCGACATCTGTAACTATTACTCTCAATGAGTACTTGTTACTCGTGCGTTGGAACTCTTCAGCCTTGCTGATGTAGACCCAGCAATCGCTAACATCATTGCTTACAACCTTGCTGATTCTATTGACAAGGTTGCAATGGCAACACTCCGCGCTGGTACCAACGTAATCTACGCAGGTTCTACCGCTACTTCTACAGCAACAATCACTGCTGCTGCAACCCTTGCTTCTTCCAACATCCGTAAGGCTGTTGCTAAGTTGCGTGCAAACAACGCTAAGGGACGTAAGGGCAACCTTTACTGGGTTGGTATTCACCCAGAAGTCTCACACGACCTCCGTGCAGAAACAGGTTCTGCTGGCTGGTTGATTCCTCATCAATACGGTGCTAACCAGAATGAAATCTGGGCAGGCGAAATTGGAAACTACGAAGGTGCATTCTTTGTTGAGACCAATCGTATGTACACAGCAACTGCTGAGGCAGTGGCAGAAGAGCCACATACAGTTATCGGACCAGTAGTTGACAAGTTGATGCGTCACCGCCCAATGGGCTGGTACGGCGTACTTGGCTTTGCTCGCTACCGCGAAGAGGCTTTGTACCGCATTGAAAGCGGTTCTTCAATCGCTTCTTAGTTGATTGATTCTGTAGGGCAGGCATATTTAAAAGCCTGCCCTATGGGATGAGTTCATTAGGAGGACTTATGACTGAATATATATTTAAGACACCGACAGTCTCAGAAGGTCCTGCTGGGGGACACAGACTGTTTTACTTTTATACGCTAGAACGTGGCATCAGTATTGTCAAAGATAACGGTGTGTATGAGCAGGCTAGATATTTGTTAGATGAAGACCTAGCAAGTTTTGAAGAAGTTTATTTAGGTGGACGTAACCATATTGTTAGTGAGGCTACTAAGGCAGCCCTTATTGCTGGCGATGTGGGAGTAACAGAAAGTAATTTTACTGCGATATGAAACATTGGGAGCACCATCCCGAACCGATTGATAACTGCTTCGGCTGTAAAGCGCTAACGCTACAGATGAATGCAGGAGATGCGAAGCGGGATATTCCAGATAAAAAATGGAATGCTGAACTACAAGCATACAGAGATGCCAGAGCACAAGGTATGCAACCTAATAGCACAAATATGCGGGATATAGTTGCAGCAGAGAAAGCATCAGAGGTTTTGGGTAGACCCTATAACGGGGACTCTATGCCAAAAGCACACAAAATAAATAAGGGCGTAGCCGAAGTAATGAAAGAGATAGGTGCATAATGCCAAAGGTAGGAAACAAGAAGTTCCCATATACAGCCAAGGGTAAGAAAGCAGCCAAGGCATATGCAATGGCTGAGAAGATGGAATCTAAGGCTGAAAAGAAAATGGAAATGAAGAAGGCTGTTAAGAAGATGGCTGCCAAGAAAAAGGGGAAGAAGTAATGCCTAAAGGTAAAAAACCAAAACTGCCACCAGACTATGATGTGATTCTTCCTGGTATGGGTTACACAAAACCTACCAAGAAAAATCCGCCAAAGAAGATTACTAAAACAAATGCAAAGCCAGTACCTATGCCTAAGGGTCCTAAAACTAAGGGAAAACTAATTCCACTACCCGCTAAGAAAAAAGGTAAGAAGTGATGAAAGCAAAAAAAGGAATGGGCTTCAAAGCAGCCCAATCACAAATTGCCAAAAAGCAGGGTATCTCCAAGGAACGTGCAGGAGCAATCCTTGCGGCTGGTGCTCGGAAAGCCTCAGCAGCAGCCAAGAAGAAGAATCCAAATCTTCTTAAAGTTAAAGGTGCTATGAAGAAGGGGAAGAAGTAATGGCTGAAAAAAAACTTATTAAAGGGCCAGATGGAAAATACTATACTCCTACTGCGTATAAAAATCAGTGGGGAAAACAAAATGTAGATATTTCTAATATGACATTTACTGATGTAAAAAAAATAAATAGCAATCCTGCTAAAAATGCTTCTGGTTCAACAGGAAAACAAGCCATTAAAGCAATTAATAAGGCTCGTGGTGGTAAAACAAAAGTATCCCCAATGGCAAAGGTCCGTAAGCCTGGCAACTTCCGCGGTCGCGGTGGTGCTATTGGTGGCGGTTTCTT